TCATGGCGTCACCAGCGGGCTTTCCTCTGCAACCTGGCAAGAGCCGCAACCGTCACCGCACGCGCCGCAGAACTCTTTGCCAACTGCCACGGCGTCGACTTCTCGCTGCAGGCTCGGCACATACCGCACCCATACGCACACTGGGCCGTCTTCGGTGTCGTGGATCGAGAAGATGAACCAGCCATCACCAGCGGGCCGTGTCGGCGCCCAGGCCGTACAATCCGCGATGCCACTGGCGAACCATGCGGCTTGCAGCTCATCCGGCGCGTCATCCTCGAAATTTCGCTCACGGACTTCCAGGCCCCGGTCGGTGAACCAAGCGTATGGAATGAGCTCGTCATCAGTGGAGGGCCAGGCTGGGTGTGTCCAGCAGCCAGTTTCGTCACGTTCCACTGGCAGCGATTGGATCAAAACGATTTCTTCAGGCATGACTTCGTCCTTGCCGCTATAGCGGCTGACTCTATGGCTAAATGTGAAAAATTCTTAATGGAGGGTGTGAGTTATGGAAAACACAATCAAACGACCAATGTTCATTGTGGGCGCGTCATTTCTAGCCGTGGGCCTGGCCACCTCGATCCCCGGTATCGTCTTTATGGTCATTGGGATCTCTCAGAAGCCGAAGAACTGACATTCCATATGTAGCTAGCCGCTATAGCGGCTGACTTTGAAGGGGGAGGGGGATAGTTGAAGCGAATGAGTGAGGCGCTAATTCCAGCGAACTTCGAGTTCTGAAATCTGTTGCTGCAACTGCTCTATGAGTTCAAACCAAGAATCGAAACCATTTGATTCGTCCTGCACCAAGAACAGGTAATAGCCACCAGCTTCACCAGCGCGGTCATCCAGAATTTTTATCGTCCAACCGGCATATTCGCCAGTTAAAACTGTTCCAGTACGGATGATCTGCATGTGTTCGCCGGAATCCAGTGATTGTTTGAAATGGTAGCTGCACTTTTTACATCACCTTGGGAAATGTTGGTACTGCGTATCCTCCCTCGTTACCAGATCATGGGCATTCACAACCGTCATGCCGGCCTGTTGCTCCTGGCTCAACGCCTGCTGGACCGCGTGAATAATTCGCTCTAGATAGGCGTAGTCGGGGTTTGGCTCGGTGGCATCGTTGGTCAGGTGCCACCACTCATCACCGAACAGCTTCGTCATCAGCTCGCTGCGAGCGCCGTGGAGATGATCAATTGATGGTGAGTCGCGCAGATCCTCAGCCTCATCGAACCGTTCACGCGCCTCGTCCGGGCCGTAACAAAATTGGCGTCGCTCTTTCAGGACAAGGCGCTGCGCTTCACTTGCAAGCGCATCACCACTGAACTGGCGCGGGTTCATCGCCTGATCGAAGTAGCCGATGATGTAGCCGGTATTCAGCTCGCAGAAGAACTGCCCGATGTTCAGGCCATCCCACATGCCGCCCCAGTAGGCCGTCCAGCTCTTGCCCCAGCAACTGACGGTGATCTTGTCCTTGCATGGGGCCAGGTCCTCGAGGAAGACGGTGATCGGGTCGAGATTCGGCGCGCCGGTGATGACCAGCTTCGTGACTGTCGAGCGCTCGACCTGTAGCGGCGCGACGATTTGGTTTTCTGTAGGCATGGGGAGTCCTTGCCGGGCCATGCCCGGGCGGTGGAGTGGGGAGATACTTACATCCGCCTGTGAAACATCTCCTGTCGTCGAGGCATACGCCGCGATCGATAAGCAGAGGTATTGATGATTCGCAGACCGAACTGGATTGAGCTGATTATTGCCATCCTCCGATTGATCAAGGAGATCATCGAAAACTGGCCGAAGGGGTAAGCTGGATACTGATACCCGAGGCGGCACATCGGGCGTTCCCAGAACTGGGAACGCCCATTTTTTTCCTATGCAGCCGTCAGATTTGCTGAAGAAGGCGCCGGCCGATCCAGCGAACCACGGTGACGGCCTTGCTGTTGCCGATCGCCTTGTAGCGGGGGCCGTCTGGGCATTCGCTGGCAGGCTTGCCGCGTCGGCCATGCCCTGGAGGCGTTCGCACTCGACCGGCACTAGACGTCGCACTGAGCTGGTAGAGGACACAACGTTGGGCCCCAGGGCTGAGTCAGTGTTGTCGACCTGCTTCCCATAGTTGCAGGTCAGTGTCTGGGCTACTTCGCGACATGCGACCATGAGCTGCCCGCGGCCGGTGCCGTCTTCGCTGCCGTCGAAGCCTTCAGCCTTCAGCGTGTGGGTTATATCGCCAGTGATGCACACGGCAACCTGGCCGCCTGCGTTGGCGTGGCTGCCTGAGTGATTCATTGCGCGAAGGGTAGGGGCAATCTCCCCGGCATCTGCGCCGTGGTCCTTGCAGGAGAAAGCCAATACTGCGTTTTCCTGGCCGTTGTTCCGGCCCAGGGCAAATGCAAGTTTGTAGCTTACGCCCGGGTCTTGCGTGCCATGCACCACCAGCAAGCCCTGCTCGGCATCCTGATTGGTTGCGCTTCCGGCCGCTTTCCCGTTCGCTTGTAATGTTCCCGCCACGACAAGAAGACTTTCGCGACTTTCGTGGTCGCCGTATGGGTTTGTGGTGAGAGGCGCTGAGACTATGAAGGTCTCGGTTTCAGCATCCATCCGTGTCCCGCCAGGATGCGCGCTGAGAGCTGTTGCTACTTCGGTCTGTTCGCAGTTGGCGCCGCCGCCGAATGCGGTTGACTGAAGATGACCCGCTACTGCGTGGTCGACATCGCTGCCACCGTCAGTGCTTCTAAGAGTGCTGGCAGGAGCCTCCGCCTTCTCGCCTCGGCGCGGCGCAGTATCCCGGCGCACGCCTTCTCGCTCAAAAAGTACCTCGGTGGGATCGAACCCGTCTCGAGCACTTGCGACAACGAACACACGGCGTCGTCGTTGGGCCAGGCCGAAATATTGGGCGTCCAGGACCCGCCACGCGATTGTTCTTTTGGGTCCATACACACAACCAGCGTCCTGCCATTTTTTCCCTGGAGGCTGCAGCTCGCAGTCTTCCCCAGCAAGCGCGCCAAGAAAGCATCCGAAGGCGTTCCCTTTGTCGCTGAGGACGCCGGGGACGTTCTCCCAGGCGATGACGCAGGCGGGCTTACCGTTGATGGCTCGAACATAGTCAACTGCATCTGCAAGCTCCACGTATTTGATGGTGAGGGCGCCGCGCGGGTCGGTTAGGCCTTCGCGCATACCGGCAACCGAGAAGGCTTGGCACGGGGTGCCGCCGACCAGCACGTCCGGCGCAGGGATCTTGCCGGCCAGCACCAGGGCGGCCAGCTTGGTCATGTCGCCGTGATTCGGAACGTCGGGGTAGTGGTGGGCCAGGACCGCCGAGGGAAACGGCTCAATCTCGGCGAACCAGGCGGCGCGCATGCCCAGCGGGTGCCAGACCTGTGTTGCGGCTTCGATGCCTGAGCAAACGGAACCGTAGGTAATGGGCATAGTGGCTCCTGGCCGGTATAGTTGGTCTTTATCTAGTGAGGGCGCAGGGATGTGGAATTGGGTGGTGGAAAATAATGGGGTTCTTGCACTAATAGTGGCGGTACTGGTTGCAGTCGCTGCGCTTGTTCAGTTTTTTTGGATAAAAATCTCAGAGGAGCACGCTCGACAGTTTGCGAACTATCACAAGCTGCTCGAGGACCTTAATGAAAAGAAAGACCCGGATGGCAAAACTAGTGGGCAGTACCTTGATAGGCAGATGGCGATCATTTATGAGCTGCGAAGTCTTAGTAGGTATCACGCTATCAGCCTAAGAATTTTAGATCGGTGCTTAATCTCTTGGGCGTCGCTGAACAATGCCGGTTATGCCCCAGTAATTTCCGAGGCTCAAAGAACCATAGCCTTTATCAAAAGAAGTCAGCATCGACGGTTCCGACGTTGTGTAAATCTTGATGATTAAGGTCGTTCATTCTCCGCAGAAACACGCAATGGCCTCGTCGTGGTCGGCGAACATGTCGAATTGAGTGTCGGAGTAATCGAGCATCTGCTGGTAACTGGGACGGTCGCTGCGGAAGCGCGCGCCGTCACCGGTGAATTTGCCGCCGGACACCACTGAGCTTTCCATGCGTGCCCACCATTCGGCTTTGGACCGGTCGCTGGCGATGATCGAATAGACCTGCTTGGCCCCTTTCAGGAAGCAGAGGTCGCAGTTGCCTTCCAGCGTCCTGCCGTTGATCGTTGGCAGCATCAGGTCAAACGGCTGGGCGGCTCAGAAGTCCGTTACGTCCTGCACTCCGACACCGGCATCAGCCAGCGGCATCACCATCGTGGCCCATTTGCTTTCGCTGGTGCTTTTCCGGTGCCGGATCTTCACGACGCGGCGCGGCTCATCGGCGCGGATGCCGGTCATCATGTCCGCCGGTGCCTCTTCGGTCGATAGCCCGCAGCATGAAAGCAAGGGTGACGCACGAGGCGGCTGCCGCGCTGGCGTTTGGCTTGCCGAGCTCGAGAATCATGTTTTCGATATCTCCCTCGATCCAGTTCACGGCGTTTAGGTGGTCTCGCTGAGTAGCTATCATTGATAGCCTCCTGCCGGCGGACAGATTGCCTCCATCTGCGTCATCGCCAGCCCAATCCTCAGCTTGAGGCTGGCGCGCTCCTTGATTCGTTGCTCCTCGCGTCCTGCCAAGTCCTCTGCTGTGTACTCATGGAACAGGTCAGCGTGCTGCTTCTTCCCAAAGCTCGGCAAGTCCCAGCGCCTGTCAGATTCCCTGGCCTGAGCGCTATCCGCGTAACTGGTCGGCATGTAGGCGCTCCTGGCGCCGAGCGAGGGCGCAAGCTTCGTTGTGATCGCGGCGAAACCCCACGACTTTTTGGTCCGGGTATCCACCACATGGAAGAAGTCACGCCCCGTCGGCTTCACCACCATTCGGAAGGTGACCACCGGCTCAGGCCGCCCAATCAGCCGGTAGAAATCAGCAGTGGCGATACGGGAACGCTGATGCAGGCCGTCGACGATGTCGCGGCGCGATTGGATGCTGTGGTGCATGGTCACCTCCAAGGTGGCGTGTTGTTCACCTGTATTCGTCAACACTCATGCCTCCCGCTGGTTGCCGATGGGCGCGGGGGAGGAGTGCTGACGTAATAGAGGCGGGGAAGGGGGGCTGCGGGAGTGTTGGCAGAAGAAGGTCAACAGTCTGCTAGGATTCAAGCCGCAGTTCGGGAGAAAGGCTGATCCTTTTGCCCGCTATGAATGACTACTTAGGGAAAAGATATGTCGGTGTACTCAGTTACCATCCCCTGTTTCGCGCAAATGCTGCGATCGTTATCGGCTCTTTTGTCTAAGGGCGAGGCCGCAGCTCTGGAGCGCGGTTATGACCCGCAAATTCTGCTTGGCGCTCGACTAGCACCTGATATGCACGATCTGGCCCGACAAATTCAGTACGCTTGCACTCAAGCCCAAGAGGCGGTGCAGCGACTTACACAACGGCCGGTTGGCTCGCTCACTCCTCCGGAAAACTTGGCGGCAGCGAAGGAGCTAATCGAACGCACTTTGGCTGTTCTTGATTCGGCGGACCGCGCTCAAATAGAGGAAGGTGCTGAGCGTGAAATCGCTATTGAGTTACCAAATGGCATGGCCTTCGATATGACCGGCAGCGAATACGCTGTGAACTGGGCTACTCCACAGTTCTACTTTCACCTGGTCACGGCTTACAACATCTTGCGCCATAACGGTGTACCTCTCGGGAAAGCCGATTATGTACAGCACATGTTTGCTTACCTGCGTCAGTAACCTCGCTGTTTGAATCCCGGTAAAACACCCAGGCCCGCTACTGGCGACAGCCTGGGTTTGTTGCGTCAGCGGTGTGGCCCGTTGCCCGCTGCTGATTGCTGGGCTGGCCGGTCGTCTTCGTGGGTGGGCGGCGAGCTTCCTCCTCACGGCGTCAAACAGCGTCTGTTCGCCATGGATCACAGGTCCTTACAACATGCACGCTACAGCTCTGAATGCCCGGCTGAGTGGGGCAGGGTGCATGAGGTCCGGCGCGTTCCCAGCCGAGGCTATCGGGACCGCTAATTCAAATCTTGTGGAGCTGGCCGTGACCCGCTACTGGCGTCAGTCACCGGCTTGAATCGAATGTTCTTCCAGCCGCGGGCCTTTCGGCTTGTTCTCCCGCTGGATAACTGTTCTTGGCGCTTTACGCTGCACGCTCGGGTCAGTTGCCAACCCTCTGAACCGTTTAGGCCGGTTCATCGCTGCCTTTGAATCTGGGCCGGTGGTGATCCGGCAAGGGGTGTCCCTAAAGAGCGGCGAGCTTTTGGCTCTGGCGATTCGCAGTGGCGTCTCGATGGATGCAAATACAGGCACTCCCATATTTATCGTAAATAGGTATTCCCATAATTTTTATAGGAGGCGATAAAAAACCCGCTCAGTGGCGGGCTCATTTACGCGTCGAAGTACTCGCGCCAACCGATCCTGACTGCGCCACCTTCCAAGTGCTCAATTCGGACACCGGCGGTTTCACTGATCTCATCAAGCAGTCGCTTCCAGTCCTCAGGGCTTCCGTGATCCAGCCTCGCCACTGTCACCGCTTGCACCTTTTGAACGCCTGGCGCGGCAATCAGCGATTGCAGGCGACGGCCTGCCGCCTCGTAGGACGAGGGTGGTTGTGACGTAGTAAACGCGGGACGGGGCATGTGGTATTCCTTACCAATACTGTATATACGTACGGTATTGGTGTTGCCATACATTGGCAATAGATCTAGGGGTAAATTCATGCATAAATGCATATTTCGCCTGGCTGGGTATTTTTGGCTGTCATGAAAAAGCCCGCACTGGGCGGGCTTGAACTCAACTGGAGCGCTACGCGTCCAGGGCTACGATATGTATCTCTCCGATTAGGTCGCTCGCCGAGCGGATATTATCGCGCGCATCTGATGCTTCGGATTCTGAGCCGAAGGGTCCGACCGCCACGAATTTCGCTGACCCTTTCGTGGTAGGGAGTCCCAGCCGCTTTACTGACCGGGTCGCCTCTGCGTGCTCCCATGGCTCGCACTCTACTCGTACAGTCCATCCTGATGTCAAAGGTGTTTGTGCAGATGGGGATTGCAGCACGTCACCGCCGCAATGCTTGCACTTGATAGCGGCTTTTTTGATGGTCTCAGCACAGAGCGGGCAGGGTCGAGTATCTGTCTCAGTTGCGGCTTGCGGTGCATAGGATTTGCCGCCGAGCAACACCATGAGCAACCCAGCGAGCGCGATCATGGCTCCGACGATCGTATGGATCTGTCGGTCAGCCATGAGCCCCATGTTGTTCACCCTTCCGCCGGCGCCAGTCGGTACGGACACATCCATGCTCAGCGCGAAGATCAGCCAGCAGACGCCGACGATCAGCGCGAACGTCCCAAATCCTTTCATTGGATCCCTCCCATTATTGAGCCCGCACTTTACCATTCGTGGCGTACAGCCACCATTGGTGGAGCAGGGAAGGGCAGATACAAGAAGCCCGGCGCTGGGCCGGGCTTCAAGCAAACACCGAGAGTCGCATCTACCCGGGCAAGTGCAAATCGCCACGATGGACTATGTGCACTTTATTACCATCCGGGTCACGCAGGTAAGCGCCATAGTAGCCGTCCCCATAGTGCGGGCGTGGCCCTGGTGAACCTGTATCAACGCCGCCATTGCTAAGGCCTGCGGCGTAGGCTTCATCCACAGCGTCTGCATGTGGCGCGGAAAAAGCCACCATGCTGCCATTTCCCGCCTCGGCCTCTTTGAGATCGTAAGGGCAGTAAACATAAAAGCGAGGCAAGGGCCTGTTGGGGTTAACCCAGCATGCGGAAGCAGGCCCTCCATCGGGGGTTACAACCCGGCGGCATAGCCCAAGAGGGATCAATATGGCGTCATAAAACGCGGCAGCCTGATCAAGATCGTTTGTTCCAACGGTGATGTGACTGAACATCCGCGACTCTCCATCACTTTTGATGCGGGAACTCTATCGTCCCATTTTGTACGCAGAGGCGGACAGCCACCATTGGTCGCCCATAGTTCCATCATACTGAACGACCCCTGCAACCTGGACCATACTCCCGTATATCACTATTAGAGGCTTTCAATGATAGAGGCGCAGCGAAGACTGGCCCTGACAGCCTGGCGCGAGCTTTCTGCGGTGGCTGGAGGTCGAATGAACGCAGAGGATAAATACTTCGAATTGCTGAGGCGGGCCGACGCCATGGAGCGAGCGGACCTCATCACCAGTGATGAGTGGAGAAGGCTTGTGCAGCACGCGGGAGCATTGCTTTGCAGCACTGCACAATGTATGGGCGGACCAGGGTAGGGCAGATACAAGAAGCCCGGCGCTGGGCCGAGTTCGGGTTACTAAATTTTTTGGTGAGTACATTGTGCGGATCTGTATGTCCTCGTCTTTGCCGCCTTCTATTTCAGTTTGCTGGTCACAACTGTTGAGTTTCAGCTATATTAACTATTAAAAATTTATCATTAATTATTTTCAATGTCGATAAGTCCCGCGTCGCAATCTATTGGCGCTGCGTGCTAAGTCACGACAATTAATGTGCCATTGATATTTTTCACTGAGTATCTATAGGCGCACAAAGCCCGAAGAGCTATTAGTGATAATATCTCTCCGGGCTTGTTTTTTGAAGATTACTCTTTAACAGGCGCCAAATAGCGTCGCTGTGAACAGAACCGCTCCGTTCAGATAGACTGTCGCTTTCAGACCTGTGGGTATAAATGAACCGCATGTTTCAGCACAGACTTTAAGCTGGCCGCTTACTGGAATTGATACCGGTGAAGTCAGGCAGTAGTCACCATATACAGGGATGGTAAAGCAGATTTTATTTGTGGCCTGATTATAGCTGGCACCAACGCACACCGACAATCTAAGAGCTAGAACGCCTTCCAAATGGGGGGGTGAGCCAGCCTTTGCTGCGAACCCGACTACGGAGTAATCAGCCACATGTTCACTGGACGCCGACTTGTTCTGATCTTTGCAGGTACAATCGCTCATTGCAATATCCTCTTCCTGAGGATGTAAGTTTAATAAAGTTTTTGTGGTGGCACTCTAATATCAAATCGGAATCTTAAATTTTTAGCACCATTGATTTCGCTATAACGAGTATTTGCAGCAAGTGCGCTTAACTTTTACGTAGTCTCGGCTATAGATAAAGGTTTCATTGTTATTACGGGTTTATGATTATTTATCGCATCGTCCATTGCGATACTATGTTTCGTCGAACTCACGGTCCGGCAATGCGGCAGGTATTCCGTCCTGAGCAGCGCCGGGGATTCGCAGGCTGCCGTAATGAACCGCAGGCGCTATCGGCAAGTGTCTTCGAGACAATGGTTGAGCGCTTGGGTGAGCTGGGAAATAATAGACCTGCAACGAAAATCCCGCGCGTCGGCGGGCTATCAATGGTTGCCTCCATAGAATTGTTCAATCCGGCCCCTGGGCTTTCAGCCTGGCAGGCCCTGCTTGATATGCCCGGCGTTCTCCCCGATCGCCTCCAGGGCGCCACGCACGTTATCTCCGACCTAGGTATTGCCTTGGCTTTCGACGAGCAGCGTCAGCTCCATCAGTGCGGCCTCCAGGGCGAGCTGGTTCTCGTAGATTCGTTCCAAGGTATCGGTGAAGGAGTATTCGGGGGAAGGCATTGCTTGTCTCCATTCGATGATGCGAGGAGCTTCGATCAGGCAAGTGCAGCCGCCCAAGGCAAATTGCAGACAAAGAAAAGCCCGCGATGGGGATTAGCGGGCTTAAAGGGATGTTCTCTAGGAGCTGGGGTAACCATAAGCGCTCGACTGTGAAAAGGAAGTGAACGGTTTCGATGAGTGGGATGCCGCGGTTGCCTGAGCGAACGGCATTGCCGGGGCGCATGTTCGGGCCGCGTAACCCGAGTATCAAGGTCAGAGCCGAGCTAGATATCGGTTAACAGGCTGCTCGGCTCCTAAGTAGATGTCCTTCAAACTTGTACTACTCTCAATTTTCCAGACGTACCAATTCTTGCCGATGCCACGGAGGGAGTATGAAAACAACAAACGGTATTCACGTTTACGAGCCTGGCGAACAGCCCGAGCTTCCCCCTGGACTGCCCAGCACTACTGATGTCGAATCCTCATTTGGATTCAAAATTGTGAAAGATGGTCAAGGGTTGAAATGGGCGGCAGCATCCGAGCAAGATTTTCGATCTTCCGAGGCTGAACGCCTAGGGCTCAGGCCGGACCAGATCGAAATTACAATGGTATGTACTCAACAAGGGCCAACGCAGTGTTACGGAAATTGCAATGGCTCAATGTGCGTGCTGGTTTACAGCCCCCAAGGTGCCTATTACTACTGCGCTTGCCGATAGGCCTACGCGTAATAAAAAGCCCGGCGCTTGGCCGGGCTTCAATCATGAAAGCGGATGTACGTCGGGAGGGGCTGCATCGATTTCCAAATGGTCGGAATAAAGTTCGCGGCCATCCGCTATCACAGTTATTTTAAGTCGTCCGACACTGGGAACCGCGAATGGGCTTATGATTCCCATGAGCGTCAGTGTCATAGTCTTCCTCTCTTTCGGCTCAATCGAAAGATTGGCCTCCAATATTTGATGAATTTGTGACTCATCAAGCCCCATCCGAACTACTTCCGTCCCCGCGAAGACTGCAGAGATCTGGATTGATCGGAAAGAGGAGGTCACCGCTGAAAAGTTCAAGGTTGATCAAAGCACCGTTTCCGGTTGGGTTTACCAAGGATGCGGTGGCGCCATTCACCGCTCACCATGAAACCGATGGCGGCCTGAATACTCAGGCTAAGTGGGTATCCCTCCTGGTGAAGTGGGTCAAGAACGACCAGACCCGGGCGAGCAATATTCGCCAATTCCCGAAGCCACAAGCCATCTCCCGTCACACTCTGACCGAGAGCCGCGATTACAAAGCAGGCACCAAGGAGAACGCCAATGGCACGTTCCGTCTCTGACCTAGGCCCGCACCTGGACCGCAAGTTCGGCGTCATTGGCCGTCAGCCGGCGCGCTGTGACACACACGGGGAATACTCGGCGGTGATGCTCAGGGCTGGCGGTGTTTCTGGTTGCCCGATCTGCGCCAGTGATAAGAGCAATATGGAAGAGCTTGAGCGCAAGCTCTTTCAATTCCGGACGCTGCAGCACGACGCCGCCAAGATCCCCAAGCGTTTCGCAGATAAGTCATTCGCCGGCTTTGTTGTGTCTTCGTCCGCCCAGCAAGTCGCTTTGGACGCCTGCATGGAATACGTCGACAACTTCTCGAAACACAAGCGGGAAGGGCGCTGCATGTTGCTCCTTGGCAAGGTCGGTACCTGAAGGAAACCAACTGGCATGCCTTCGCCCTGCTTCTTGAGGATGGCACGCCCATCCCGGACGACATCAAAGAGGCACGCACAGCCGCCCGCGCAACCATCAATCGGTTGAGCCCTCCACCAGCGTCTTGAGTTTCCGCCGAACACCGCCACCCGCCATGAGCGGGTTTATTTTTGCCTGGAGAAAAGCAATGGCACGACTTTCCGAATCACTCGCCGGCGGCCGTAACGCGTTGGCATTCCTGGACATGCTCGCCTGGGGCGAGGGCACCAGCACATCTCCGGCCACGGCCATGGATGGTTACGACGTGATCGTCACCGGCGCCGATCGTAAGCCCGAGGTCTTAAAGGACTTCACAGATCACCCGTTCGCCAAGGGGCGCGTGTCGAAGGTCATCAACAGCAAGGGGCTGACGTCCAATGCTTCCGGTCGGTACCAGCAGATGCTGAAGGACTGGCCGCACTACAAGGCGCTGCTCAAGCTGCCGGACTTCAGCCCGATCAGCCAAGACCTTCTTGCGCTGCAGCACATCCGCGAGTGCCAGGCTTTGCCCGACGTGGTGGCCGGGCGGATCGAAACGGCTATCGCGAAGTGCCGGAACATCTGGGCCAGCCTGCCCGGCGCGGGATACGGGCAGCGCGAACACCTCCTGGAGGATCTGCTTAAGCAGTACCGGCTGGCGGGCGGGGTGATGTCGTGACGCCTGGGCAGATCCTGGCCGGGATCCTGCTGGCAATTGTCATCGGATTTGGCGGCGCCTGGCAGGTGCAGGACTGGCGCTACGAGAAGCGGTTGGCAGATCGTGATGCAACCCAGGCTCTCGCGGTTGCCAAGTCCGTGAGCGAGGCCCGAGAAGAAGAACAGCGCCGCCAGTCGGCCACAAACAAGGCAGGAAGTGATGCGCGAGAAGAGATCAAGGTTGCAAGTGCTGATGCCGGTGCTGCTGACGCTGCTGGTGACCGGCTGCACGTCGAAGCCGGTAAGTTTGCCGCCGCTGCTTGCAGCGATCCCGGAGCTGCCCAGCGAGGCGCGTCAGCCACCGGCGCCGCAATGGTGCTCTCCGAGTTGTTCCAGCGGGCTGACAAAAGAGCGGGAGAGCTGGCAGCGGCGTATGACCGAGCCCGATTAGCTGGGCTTGCTTGTGAGAAGAGTTATGACGGTGTCAGTTTACGCCCTGAATGAAAAAAGCGTGCGCGGTCGGAAGTAGAGCATCGAAAGCTCGGCTGCGGAAGTGTAGATCAAACGAAGCCTGGCGCTCAGAACGAGATAAAATCATGGGCAAAGAAAAGTCCGCTCAATGGCGCGCTTCGTCATGTGGCGCAGTACCTTCACCAGCCGACCCCGACGGCCCTCCTTTTCGCTTGAAAAATAGCTCTAGCTCATCAAAACGATCAGTTTTATCCTTGGGGGGCGCCAGCTCCAGACGCGCCGAGAATACAGAAAACTCTACTAAAACAGCTAAGCGTGCTATGCCGCGCGTCAGCAGCGACTGAGCGTGCTAACCTCTCACTGCTGGCGAACAGAAGCCGGGCTCTATTTAGCGAACAACGGAACCCCCCCCCATCGCACTCTCAGTGTGCCTGCTGGCAAGTATTAAACAAGTGCGCGGGGCGGTACTGAAAATGGATCGTTCAACCGCTAATTGATGACAAACCTATGATATCTCTTCCTTTTTTCTCAAAGAGGCTTACTCCTTCGGCGTTAACCAAGGCCTTGATTTGTTTCATTGCCCTCGTCTGTTTATCGATGGTTTTCGCTACTGGCTGGCAGATGAACCAGTCCAAGCTTGAGCGCGTAGCTACTGTTAAAGTTGCGGTTTCTAATATTGTTCGTGCCGCTGAGCAGCAAGCTCAAGATACTGTTAGGCTGGCAGATAATACGCTGCGTGATCTCGCAGAGCGCGTAGAGCATGACGGGATCGGCTCCGAACAGAAAGCTCGGCTGGCCAAACTTATGGCCCAAGATGTAGTGAATATAAACGGAATACAGGGGCTATTCATCTATGATGCCCAAGGTAATTGGATAGCTAATTCATTTTCTCAAGGCATACAGACTAAAAACAATAGCGATCGCGCTTACTTTATTTATCACAGAGATAATGCTGATGAGTCCATTCATATAGGTTCCATTGTGGAAAGCCGGACTACCGGGGACATGATTATTCCAATCAGTCGCCGCGTTCAGTCTGCGGATGGTAAATTCGCTGGAGTTGTCCTAGCAACGGTGCCGGTTTCATACTTTCAAGCCTTCTTTGAGCGCATGGATGTCGATGATGATGGAGTAATTTTTCTCGCGCTTGACAATGGTGAATTACTTGCTCGGCGTCCAATGCTGGCTGCACTGATGACGACCAACATCTCGAAAGGAGATATTTTTAGTCGTTTTCTGCCGCAGAGCGACAGCGGTACAGCGGTCATCAAATCTGTAGTCGATGGAGTAGAGCGGATATACGCTTATCGCCGCGTCTCAGGATTGCCCATCGTCGCCGCAGCCGGTGTATCCTATCAGCATGTGTTTGCGTCTTGGTGGTCATATGCATATCGATCCATTGCTTTGATTGGCGTTATCATTTTGACTCTAGTTGTGTTGGGTGGCTTGTTGTACCGGCAAATTCGGCAGTTGATCGCCGCAGAGAACGAGCTGAGCATCGCCAGGACCGATTTAGAAATCATTGCTCGGACAGATAGCCTCACGCAACTCGCAAATCGACGCTGCTTCGACATGGTTTTGCAGAAAGAGTGGGCGCGGGCCAGCAGAAACCGTTCAAATGTAGCTCTTATTTTGTTGGATATTGACTGGTTCAAGCAGTTCAATGATCACTATGGACACCTGCAAGGTGACGACTGTCTGAAGCAGGTTGCCGAACTCCTCACACTCAATGTAAACCGGGCGGGTGACCTCGCAGCACGTTTCGGAGGTGAAGAGTTTGTCATTTTGCTACCTGAGACAGATCTGGCAGGGGCGCTCAGGATTGCCGAGAAAGTCAGGTCATCGATTGCACATGCGCTTATAGAACATTCGGCAAGTCCAATTGGTTATGTCACGGTCAGCGCTGGCGTTGTGGCAGTTTATGCCCCCGAGAAGGACAGTTATGAGGTCGCCTTGGCTGAGGCGGATCGATTCCTTTATTTTGCTAAATCAAAGGGGCGTAACCGTGTAGATGGTCAATTTATCCAAGGTAAAGACGAATCTACTCATCTCGCCGAACCTCAACCCTCAACCACTAAAATTTGAAATCAGCAATTGTATTGCTTTTGTAAATGTCGAGCTCGCTCTCCAAGAGATGATCCCTGATGGCTCAGTCTGCTGAATCATAGCAAATGTAGATTTACCGATAGACAACTAGTAGCTTTAGGAAAGTGTCAGGCAAGTCCCGAAATGTGATTATTTTTGACCTCGCTCAATCGCTCCGCAATTCTAATCAGCTCTACGGCTGACCATTTGAGGTCGGAGGCGATGCCTTGCAGATCGCGCTTCAGGACCTGCTCTTCCTTACCAAGTGTCATGTTGCTTCCTTTCGAACCAAGTTGAACCTACTCAGGTTAGGCTCGCGTCACTGCCTCCCTTACCTCATCCGCTACGCCACAGCCGTTTCACAATGTCTTACAAGGGTACTGCGTGCATGGGGTGCTAGGGGTTGGGCGTCACAAGATCGGCCCACTCCTGCATCATGGCTCGGCGCTGCTCCAGGTATGCGGCGTGGTTGTACACATCGCGGATGAAGCTGCTATCAGCATGGGCAAGCTGCCGCTCGATCCAGTCTCGGTTGTGCCCGCGCCCGTTCATCTCCGTGGAGAAAAGGTGGCGGAAGCCGTGAGGGGATTGTTTGCCAGTTAGGTCGCACAAGTCCAAGGCATTGTTGGCGTAGTTTGTGCCGATCGGTGCTGTCGGGTCGCTGCGGTTCGTGAAGACATAGCGCAATCCGCCAGTGATGGGCAGCATGCTTTTAAGCAGCTCGACGGCCTGGGTCGGCAAAGGCACGGCATGTTCGCGCCGAGCCTTCATCTTCGCCGCCGGCGTCGTCCAGGTCGCTGCATCGAGATCAATTTCAGACCACTCTGCATGCCTGACTTCGCCAGGGCGCGCTGCGGTGTAGATCATCAGCAT